TAGAGATTTTCATCTTAGAATTATCAATAGTTAGATCAAAATTATCCCAATCGCCAAATCCGTCCTCAGACACATGATCGTCTTTTTCAGTATTTCTAGTTAGCCTAATAACGATACCCCCATTATCTTTTACGGCCTGTGCTTCATTATCGAAGCGACAATCTGCAATAACGGCGATACCGGGCTCTTCTAGCTTAATCGTGTTCATGAGCAGCTCAGTCCAAACTGGTTCGTACATTCGTCGGAATATTTCAGTTCCAACGAACTGGAGAACTTCGCGGGCGGTCATACGTCCGGGCTTATGGACGATGGCTACGCCATCGAATAACTTAGACAATTTTTCAATATCTTCTTTTTCGGTATCTTTCATAACAGCAAATCTAGCTCTTTCACCAGAAAGTGTATAAGCCAATTCTACTGCCTTATCGGGGGTGATAACCCCCGGCATCTTTTCCCACAACAGCTTCGTTACACTGTTCTTATATGTTCCATAAGCCTGTTCGTGCGTAAGCCCAAATAGGCTTACACAGATCTCTTTGAGAGCGTCAGCGAAGCTATACAGCTTAATATGTGGCCACATTTTTTGTGCGGCCCAGCCATAAAATAGCTCATTCTGGGCAGTTAGATCTAAAAGTCCATCTTCTTGCTTGACTTCTCCGTCACGATCAATATACTGGGTTTCTACGTATAGTAAACCTTTGTCATCAATGGTATAGTCTTTGATGACTTCATTAAGTTTTAAAATGTGCCCATGTAAGAAATTTGCCGCTGTGTTCTTGCCGCTTTGTTTTTTTCCAGCCATACAGATTATCTGTGTCATTTTAATCCTTTGCATGTGAAATAATCATTCAACTAAATCTGAGGACTTAAGTCCTCAGCAGTATCTTGGACTAGATCGCTAGTCCAAGTTCTTTTATTTGATTTGGTTTCATATCCCCAACGTCATGCCCTACGGGCACAACGTGCCGGATATTGAACAACCTGCGAAGCTTCTTATCGCACGAAGTGCGACATTTCTTCCCGGCTTCATCGTTATCGAATAATGTAATTATACTCATTGCCCCTGTGGACTGGAGCAATAACTCTTGACTTTCTGACAATTCGCTTCCAAATATTCCAACAGCATTATAAATTCCGGCCTCCCAGAGCCTCATAATATCTCCCTGTCCTTCAGCTAAGACGATTTGTCCGCTTTTACAGATATGCGGCAAAGCCGACCAATATGCATATAAGTACTCAGACTTATGAAATTCTGTTTGGTTCTTCCATCTGGGAATATCGTCTACAATTGCCCTCCCTACTATTCCAACTACATATTCCCACGTATGATTATATATTGGGAACATTGCCCTATTATACATGTCTGCCTCGCTATCTCGGCAGACTTTCACGTCAAAATAATCTAACACATCTAAAGAAAAATCCCTTCTAATATAATAGGCAGGCATTTCTAGATTCTGTCTCCATTCAGCTCTACTGATCTGTTTGATCTCTTCATGATCGTTTAAAAAAATATCATCTAAATTATCAGGAAAAAAGTCAAATCTTTCCATACCCACAAAAGTAGTAGAATAATTGATGACTTCTGCAAATGATACAGGGCCAGTTATATTCATCAGGCCTCTTACTAAGCCTAATACATCTCCCCCATACTCCTTATGACAACCGGCAGTGTTACAGAACCAGCGTCCCGCATATTCGCCATTGGCGATATTGATATTAAAAGCTGAAATATTGTCTCCGGCATGAACCGGACAATTAGATATTAATAGATTACCGGACTTACGAGTGCTGACCCCAAATTGGGACAGGATGTCCCTAATCTTCGGCTTCAGTCTCGCTTTCAGGTCCAGCAGGTTTTGTTGGAAAGTCTCGACTTCGTTTGAGGTTTCGAATAGTTCCAATTTCTGTTATCCTCGCTAGTTCGCCGATCATATTGAGACAAATATACCCATTATCGTCTTTACCCGGACCATGTCTCGCTAATACTGGTACTAGTTTACGATTACCGTTCTTCGCTCCGTCGTCTGCAATCTCTTCTGCTGACTTCTCTTTAAGAATAGTAAATGATGTACAGTTCCACCCGATCCTATCGGATTGGGAAATTACATCAGAAGTTTCTTTGTCGATGCCATCGCGATTAAGTTGCACGAATGCTAAGCATGGAGCATCATATTCAACCATAAAGTTGTGCAATGCACTAGCCTGAAAACCCATTGCCTGATATTCCTGCATAGCCGCAGAAATGTCTGATGAGTCTGTTAACTTGAAGTAGTCATAAATGATTAGACAATCATTAGTTTTACCCCTAGAATCAAATCCTACTTCTTTTAGTATCCATCGTCTGATAATAGACACAATTTCTTTGATACCTTTACCATAGATCTGCTTGTAATAATATGGCATTGCCTTCAGGGTATCTCGGGCTAGTTTAACTGCTTCAATCTTATCCTTATCTTCTTTGAAGCTGCCGTCTTTAATATCGTTAATCTCAATACCCGAAAGATTAGCCCATGACCTATTAAGATGGTCTATACCTTTCATTTCAGTATCTAATACGAGTACTGGAATATTTAAGCCTCCAGCTACATTCAAAGTTACGTTTTCACAGAATGTACTCTTTCCACCTTTAGTGCGACTACCGATTAAGTTGACACCACCCCGCTCTAAACCCCCACCGATAGCCTTGTCCCACGAAGGGAAGCCGGTAGGAATACCAATTTGCTTAGGTTCATCCGACATAAGGTGTTCAAAATACTCGTCTCCTGACTCCCCAATGATAGCAGGCTTCTCATCATCCTTTTTCAGATAGGATACAGATGCCTCCATAATAGGGGCTTCTACCATATCTACAATATCCGATATGGTTTCATCACCAGTAACTGATTCTAGTACTACATAAGAAGCTTTAATAGATTCTTGTAGTGTTCTGGCAAATTGTAGCTTACGAATCTTTTTGGCGTGTCCATTCACACTTGATACATCAATTGGCGTAGCCATGATGCCACGAATGTGTTTGAGTACGTCAGGTTTCCCAACATACTCTCCTAACGACAAATCTGTAGCTGAAGACAGAATTCCTACAAGATCTATTTTGTCCACTTTGTGGATCATATTCTTTAGACACTTGTAAATTACCTTATTGTAATCTACTGTGAAAGTACCTTCCTCAAGGAATCCTTCTACATCTAAATAACAATCGACACCGTAAGTACAAATTCCAGCTAATACTGCTCGTTCGCTTGCAATATTTATTAGGTCCACTTTATTTCCCCTGTCTTTTTTTGCCTAAAGCACAATTATCACATTTCCACTGCTCCCTAGCGAATATAGGGGCTACCTCTGAACTAATACCACATTGCATACACTTCACAGATTTTAATTTAAACGGATTACGTGTTCTTGGTGTTGGTTCTACATCATCTCTTACTTTGTCGTATCCAGCGTCTTTATCTATTTTTAATTTAGGAACCATTTCTTCAAATTTATTCCTACGTGTTACTACTGGATTCATCGTAGCAGCAGCGGCACGACTATTTGGTTTCTTTCTAGCCCCCTTTTGAACCGCAGGCTTTATAATTTCCGTAGGCTCATAATTTTCCCCACTGAGAATCTCCCAACAATGAATAATTGCCGCCCAATCCTTATCTGTTATCGCCCGTTGAAAATCTTTAATCATTTCACGTATTCCTCGAATTCTTCAAAATTCTCCCATAGTCTACAAATTATACATAATGAGCAATAGTCATCACATTTTTCCCCATACCATTTTGTGATCCATATTCTTCTTCGCTCAAGCTCCGCACGGATTTCGGTATCTACTTCGTTCATTATATCACCTTTCAGAAAATGCTTTCTTCTTCCCTATATTTTCCAAAATATCAGCCATCTTCTTTACACTTTCCACCTTATACTGAGTCTGTTGCGAAGCCGCAGATAGATACACCAGCATCTTTTCTACTTTTACTGCGAATGTGTCATCTGCTATAATCGCTTGCCGCTTAGGCTCATATTTCATGTAGTCTGAAAAATTAGACCAATTTCTACCTACGACCCTATGCAGAATTTCCTCACACCATTGTTGTTTAGCTAAATTTTTGTCTAACTCTTTCCGCAGATAAATGCAATAAGCATGCAATTTAAAGGCATAGGCACTAGCTTCATCAGACGTTAATCGAAGCAACGCTTCGTATGATAGATCGATTGCTGTCTGAAAGACCGCGTCGAACTTGCAGTCCGGAGTCATAAACTCCATACAGTATCTGTCCACGAAGTGGACCAAGTCATCTAGTCCTGCGATATCGCCAAATTTATCAATTCCCACCAATTATACTCCTTATCATAAGGAAGCACAACAAAAAAAATATGATTAAACTCAGCCCAGTTGGCCTTATCCTTATCGCGTTTTTGTGAAAGCAAGAAATCCGCCTTGGTTTTATGAAAAAATGGGATATGTTCATAATGTTGCTTACCATGCACTTCCACTGCTAATGGGATTAGTGGTAAATAAAGATCCAAGTACAGAGAAGATCCCGGTATTGTTACTTCCTCCATAATCGTAGTACCGGGGAAGGTCCGCAGTAAAAAAGAAAGTGCAGCGGCGTGCGGTGCAGACTTAGCTCGACTTCGTCTCGCCTTTTGGCGGGGGAATTTCCACTGATATGTTTTCCCATCAAGGCCTATGACGCTAGTAATTGGGTGATCTCCTTATTTAGGAGATCCCCTATTGCTTCATTACTACTAATAAATTCATACAGTTTCTGCTGACCCTGAAATTTCTTTTCTGCGTATTCGGGAAAATCTGCTAGGAATGGGACAGTATACCATGCTCCGGCCTTATTAATAAGACCAAAAGATTCCCCCATCTCAATTCGTTCCTTGGTAAAGTCTATACCTAGACCAAATCTGAGATATGAGGTGACCGTAGTTCCAGAAGAACCCATAGCGGAACAACTAATTTGGGCCTCAGTTTTTTGGCCAATCTTTTTGCCTTCTTCTTCCCACGCTTCTACTTTTGTGAAATCGATTCTATTATCAGCCTGATACTGCACCATTACACCACAGTCTGCTCTTTTCTGTTTACCGTATCCACTTGTATTAGTAATATAGTGGGTGATCAAGATCATAATAATGTCATTACGCACAACAGCCTGTGCATTTTTCTTAATCCAGTGAGACAGCATCTTTGGAAGATTTGCCCTCAATGTACCAGACACTTCTGATTCCATTTCTGCCTTAGGAAGTAGAGATGACAATGAGTCTATGACGCATACACAACCTCTGTACTTGGGCATGCGTATCATTGCGTCTACAGTATTCAAGAAGTCCTCTGCGGCAATATCTACGTTAGCTCCACCTTCTTGGGTTTCTGGGCTGATGATTTTTAATCTATCTTGATCAAGACCTAATGTACCTTCGAGGTTGTAAGGTTTGATCCTACTCTCTACGTCAACATAGATAGCTTCCCTTCCTTCTTTTTGGCCATTAGTAATAATTTGAAGACATAGTGATGATTTGCCACACTTCTCTACGCCCGATATAACAGTCCACGTACCTTCAAGAATGCCTCCGTTCAATCCCAAATTATATGAGGGGCTTACACTAAGACATTTTTTGTTCTTCTTCTCACTGAATAGTGCGGTCCCTGTCCGCACAATGTCCCCATACTTCTTTTTGATCGCTGCCATACCGAGCTTATCACTAGTATCTTCATCACTCGCGAGCCCCGGACCCATACCAGTCGGTTGTTTCTTTGCCATTTTTATCTTTCTGATATCGTTAGATATCTCATAACTCTGTAAGACGATTTGTCTTACCATATTTACTTGGTTTCGTTAGCTCTACTTTTGGCGTTAGCTCTACTATTTTTTGAGTTTGTTCCAGCTCCATCTGGAACTGTTCAGCTTTGCTGACCAGTTCCTTATTGAGGATGGAACACGCTTTCGTTTGCTTGAAAGCTTTAAGGACACATGATGCGTCCACTCGGGTTAGTAGCTTCTTTGTATGTATGATTTGCATCACATACAGGTGCTTAAACTTTGAGCTATTCCAGAAGCTTTGAGGCAATGCCTCATGATTAAACTCGCTTCGCCTCTGAAAGATTAATTCTACTATGTAGTCAGCAGGGGTAATGTAGCCCTCTTTATAAATCGACTTAAACGGCCTAGTCTCGCTTTGGTCGTATCTCTTGGACATTTTTAGCTAACCTCTTGGACATATGGTGAGTTCGTCTGTGCTCATCCCCAACTTGCGAAGCTGCTTCAGTCATGATAGTAACTCCACCACGTCTGCTTTTCCCCATCAGATCATCTACCCTAGTCACTGTGACTCCAGTATTCGGGTTTCCCACAATCTCTGGTGGAGCCTCATCAACTACAGCAGCCGCTTTTCTAGCTTCTGTGCTTTTCAATGTGGCCAGATATGCTCTGACTGCTCCAATTGGAGATTCGATATCGACTGCTAACTGCTTAAGATCCCTATCTCTATGCTCAGCAATATAGAATTTCTGAATCTTAGACAGCTTTATGTTGGGCTCTGACTGTTTTTTCGTAGTCATGAAATTGTCTCCTAAGTAAATATTGCATGTAAAGTGAAAATACTTCTTCAGTAACAGCTTCTAGCTGTCGTGTTTTTGGAAGTCTAGCATTGGAAATATCAACTGGCGTGCCAGAAGATAATAGGATTTTGTATATGATTTCTTTTTTACCGTCAATTCGCATTGAAAAGGCTACAGCCTCTTTTATCTCGCATATCTGCCCATGTTTATCGTAATGTACGATTGTCACCTTGGGTGGGGAGACTTCATTATTTTCTGAAACAAATTTAGTCTTACCTTTGGAGGGTTTATTCTTTATCTCCTTATTCACTCTAAAGTCATCTGCTGTTGGTTGTCTGCTCATGTTATCCTCTTTCAATATATGTTTGCTTCTGCGAAGCGGACATCTTGTTGATACAATTAAGCTCACGCATATGAGCTTTTGCTTTTGCTTTCTTGTCAGACTCTTCTGTCTGAAGCTTACCACCCATTCTCTTTGTATTTTTCTCTGCGAGTTTGCCAACTGTGTCTCTTGCTATTTTACTGAAAACAGCGAATAATTGACGTTCAACATGTCCATCGCATAGTATACATTGTTCTAATGGGGTATCTTTAATATTTTGGAATGCTTCAAACTCATGTGAACAATTTTCACATTTATAACCGTAGGTTGGCATTAATGTTCTTCCTTCTCAACTAACTCATATTCAACTATCTTGCAATGATCATATTTCACTTGAAGATTCTTATCTAGAATTTTTTTGTTGACAAAGGCTAAATATGATTTTAATGCCTTCTTAGCTAACGATAAAGATGTATATAAATTATTCTTGTTAAATCTAGTTTTGATCTCATCCGTCATGTGATATAATTTGAAAAGTCTCATTTATACCTCTTCATGATCTCTATCAAAAATGGGTCTCTCACAATTTCATCTTCAGTAAACTCTATTAAGTTAATCATATCTATATTATATAATCTATCTATAGCATCATCTAAACCACATTTTTCATTTTCATATAACCTTAGGTCTATTTGATCAGAATCTCCTATAATAACTAATTTTGTTCCTTCGCCCATTCTTGAAATAAATGTTTTGATCTCGCTCGCTGTCGTATTTTGTGCTTCATCTAAGATTGCTATTACACCTATTGGGTTTCCATATTGATCGTATCTCCCTAAAGTAATACCACGGATATAATTAAGGACTACCTCTTTTAAGAAACCTCCATCTTTTAAGAACTTAATAGCGTCATTGCCGATTAGTTTTGTTAAATTATCATAAAAATGAGAGAAATAGACAGATGTTTTTTCATTCAAGTCGCCGGGCAGGGCTCCAAGTCCTTTGTTGCTAGTGATTTCGACAATAGGCTTAGTTAATACTATTTGACTTATATTATATACTGGATTCTTTAAAGTCTCTAGAGCAGCATATAGAGCTATAAAAGTTTTTGCAGTACCGGCACAGCCTCTAACAAAAGTTATTCTATTATCCATAATAGAATTAAATAATTCTTTTTGTTTCTTGTTTTTAAATTTACATATCGTTTTGAAATTAAATTCTTCTACGTGTTTTTCAAAACCAGTAGTCGATTTCTCGACTACTTTATTACATGGCTTCGACCGAGAGCTACGCCTAGGATTAGATCTCATTTTGTTACTTTCTTATTAATTGAATTCAAAAACTTAATTTGTCCTTGAGTTAATTGAATCCTTTGGTCAGTATGTAACAATTTTACCACTCCAGTTCTGTATTTGCCAAATCATTCTTGTATGCCCCAATTTTATAGGAAATAATTTCTTGCTCTTGTGGAGCAACTTGCTTACCCTTACTATCAGACTCTAGCCAGCTAATTGGGTTTTTGGTTCCAAAAACCTTATCGAGTCCGACACCTACGAGGCGTTTATCTACAAGCGACTCAATGTATTGATGCATGATTTTTTCATTTAAGCCGAGCATTCCGCCGTCAGCGAATAAATAGGTTGCCCATGCTTTTTCTTCTTCGGCAGCTTCCATAAACATGGATGTGGCTTCTTCCTTACAAGCATGTGCCACATCCTGAAAACCTTCTTCTTTATTCTCACGCATGATCTTAAGTATAGTCTGGGTGATAGTCATATGGATATTTTCATCTGACCGAATTAGCTTAATAATTTGTGCATTCCCGCACATCTTATTATTTTGTTCAAACGCTAATGCACATGCAAACGATACATAGAAGCGTACCGCCTCTAAAATATTGGTGCTGATCAGTCCTAGATAGATTCGTTCACTAATTGGACGAGAGCTTGAATCAAAGTTGAGAGCATCAAATGCTCTTGAAACCGACTCAGCCCGTTTGACGATCTCGGTATCCTCTAGGACTCCGTCTAAGACATCGGAAGGGTTTGGGTAGACATTATTAATAAGATAGCTGTAGGAATAACTATGGATGGTCTCAAACATCGCCCAGAAGTTCATACACGCTTCCAGTTCTGGAAGACTAACGTACTGGATCAGATTGGGAATCGCCCGAGCGATCACTGAATCCATCATCGTTTGGAATTTTAGATTTGAAGTGAAGATAAACTTCTCATGCTCCGACAGGAGCTTGTAATCTGATCTATCCTTGGTTAGAGAAATTTCTTCCGGACGCCAAAATGAACTGAATTGCTTTTTAAATAGGGTTAAGAAGATTTCATACTTACATTTATCATATCGTTGTAAAGATAGACCAGCCCCCAAGAACATTGGCTGCTTGGTCGTATCAACTACCATCGTGTTTAACACGCTACGCATTTTTTTTCCTTTTGTATCTAACTACTACTTCACTATATGCCGCGAAACAAGCAATTTGATAATGAGAGACAAATCTATGTAATTTACAATCTAATGAATTAACATCTTCATTAAACAAAAATTGCATTTTCCTGACAGTTAGATAATTCCAATGGTCATATGTTGACCATTCTGCGTCCGCTGTTAATGGCGGGAGCCCATTGTCAACCAAGTGCCAACCATCAGGTTCTCCTATCCCGATTATTTCTATTAGCATCATATTGAACAGGCTCCGCTCTCGCAACTCGGAGTATCGGCAGATTCTTCGTTGTCATTTGGTGTATTATTGTAATACATCGTTCGGAGCCCGTACTTATGGGCCGTAATTATATCCTGTGCAACAACAGAAATCGGGATTTCCCCATCTGGATAATGATTATAGTTCAAATATGTATTGAACGACATAGCCATATCTATAAATTTCTGCATAGCAGCAGCAATCTTGATCGAATTAAGATTAGATCTCATATCCCATGCGATCACGTAATTCTTCTTATACTTCGGATAGTTGGGAATCAGCACTTTCTCGACACCGCTTTTAGCAATCTTCTCTGTCATAAATGCACGAATAGGTTCTGCTCCATTAGTAGAACACTGTGTGACAGAAGAATTATGACATATTATTGATGAAGTTAAAGTCTTAATGGTGTATTGATGCGATTCTTGCACTTCAATATCCCAAGTGTCTGATAGTTCGTCATTATTAACTATTTTTGTAATTTTCATATAAATCTAATAATTCTTCTAGAGAGATATCACTGTTTGCACTTTTACTACAATTTTTATGTCTGGTAATGATTCTTAAATTTATTGGAGATCCAATTATTTTTGGATCTACATTAAATACAAATCCATGCTTAATAGAAAAAATATGGTCTAAATGAAACTCACTTGATCTATTTTCTAATCCTTCTATGAGATCAGATTCAGCCTTAGTCGAACTTCTAGTATAAAATAATACGAGCCTTTTATATTTTTCCCATTCTTCTAATATATCTAAAGGAAGCCAAACTTTCAATTCTTCCATTCTTAGTCTATATTTAGTACTTGCAATCTCGTAATATTCTTTCCAGTTTTTACCATGTTTCTCTTTTAAGAATTTTCTATTCCTAGAATGTTGTACCTGCTTGCTTCTTATTATTTCAATAATATCATGTATTTCTGACTCATATATTCCTAAATTCTCATAATATCTCCTATTGACTCCTGCCGTGTTCAATTGATATTCACTTACAAGTTTTGTGGCTTCCTCATACGTGTGGGCTATACCTTTTTTGATATAAAATTCAGGACATCTTCTACTTCTCTCTCTGTTCCACGACATCCACGCTTTATCACTACCTAGCTTCTGCTTTATATTTTCAGATGATGAAGCTGATGATAACTGAAATTCTATAAATTTTTTTGTTCCACGTTGAAGCCCATGTTTCTTTATAAAATTTGTTTTTGATGTAGCTTTATTTTTTTTGTATCTTAGAATTTCTAATTTAGCTTCATCAATAGAAATATTATCTCTATATGATATATAGACTTCGTCATATAGGGATGTAACGCTATGCTTAAACTCTTTTCTTCTTAGCTCAGCCATCTTGATAGACTCTAGATCAAACCTATTTCCTTGTCGATCAAGATATAAAATAAGAGACTTATATGGATTATACAAAGTCTTGAAATATTTTTCAATTTCTAGTATTGCATCTTTTGTAAACTGACTTGATAATTCTTTTATAGCGTTGTCAAATTTTCCCATAATTCAGCTCTACTAGTTGTGATATAATTAGGCATAAGAGATGCTCTAATTATAAATACGCCAATAGGCATAAGGTTTACTCTTTTTCCAAGATTTCGTCGTTTACAGTTAAATCTGCTGCTCTTTTCCACCCAGTCTTAGTTAGAAATCTATGATTTCTGGTGCATTTGATTGTTGAACCGTCTTCTAATGTTAAATCAATAGTTGTAGATTTACCGTTATAATAAATTTTATCAGTCAAATTATTATTAATCTTTATTGATCGATTTAAGCTATACCATCCTTTTTTATTATTTTGTTCTATATCTTCCCAATCAACCCCACCATTTTCACAAATATCATGAAAATTCATTGGTCCTAATTCTGTGTCAACAATAGTATCACTTTTTAGACATGACTCACAGGGCATCTGAGCACTAACTGTGCAATTAGCCAGACCGAATTTCTTTATTCTGGACCTCAGATCCTCCCAATCCATATTATATTCGAATTGGATATCTTCGGGAAGAACCGAATGGAAGTCAATCGGGAGCCATCCTTCAGAGTATCGCGAAGCATAGAAATCTTTAGCTGGACCATTTTGTTCTGCTTCTGAACAAGATGCTGATAATAAGCCATATTGAATTTCCTCCATTAGGTCGCTAGCTAGCTTAATAGACTCTTCTGACTCATGGTTGACGCCTTGACTTGCCAGCCAAGCCGCAAAGTTTGTTACGCCTACGGCGAGAGATCTTTTATTTTGGCAAAATCTTTGGGCGGCAGGAAATGGGTATAGCTGATAATCAATCAGTCTATTGAGTAGACTTACAATAATCTGACATACCTGCGGGATCTCATCCCGCTTGGTCTCTAGGATATTAATAGCAGATAAAATACATATTCCAATTTCTCCTTTTTCATCATTAGCAGATTCAAGAGGTACGTTTGGTTGTAATATTTCGCAATTATGTACTAATATGTCATTAGCAAAAAAACAATGCGTTCGTTCTGTTTGGATATCAAATACATCAATAGTATCTTGTATTTTTTCTATTTTCAGCACGGTTTGATTCTGCCTCTTATAAGATTTAACTTGTTTACGATTTCATCACCTTTTTTAACTATATAATTCTTTTTTCCATCATTGTAATATTGCTTACCTTTAATCTTATCTGATAAAATCTTTCTTACGGCGGAAGCATATGTATTTTTTGAATTATCAAAATTTCCGTCATCGTATTGTACGCTCATTGCATCAAGATTTTTTTGAACTAGAGATACAAAATACTTGAAAGACCCCTTGAATCTATTTTTAGAAAAGGTTTGCGGATAACCTTTCTCTTTTGAGAAAGCAAACCATTCATTGCAGCCTAGCGTCCTATTCCGTAAATAAAATTGAACACCTTCGTTTATTAAAAATTCATCAGAATATCCAGAATGGTTAGGATTTGATGTTCCGGATGTGTTATTGCTTAATTTGGTGAGCCATTCATCTCGTCTGTCTCCTTCCATCCATCCTACACAATCTCCTACATCTCCACCTTTTGTTAAATTATAACCATGAGCAGAATCCCGAGTTTTAAATTCTTTAATATAGAAGATTTCTTTTTCGATAGCTAACTCTTTCTTGTTGGTTTTGAATAAGATAAGAGTTTTTATATTGCCTATACCATATTTCCTAATAGCCCTATGGAAATAAGCTGAAGATCCAGAATTAGCCAAATTAATGTGTTGCTGTAATCTATCTATAACTGATTTTTGCGTATACCCAACATATTTCTTATTATTAAGTTCGTGACAATATACTATATATTTCATAATTGCTCCAGTTAATAGGGATGGAAAATCTCTATTAGTCTATTCGCAATTTTTCAATCAAATCATACTATTTTGAGAATATCAGCTTCTAATAAATTTTGAGCCTCTACGAACCCTCTGTTTTCAGTATAGATCTTATGATCAGGAGTACAAATCAAAGATTTACCAGAATCAGTATCAGTGATCTTGAGAAGATCTGATGTCGTCTTTGTTTTGATTACAGCCAAAACCTTATCAAAAACTAAATGATCCTCACTATATGAAGAGATTTTAACAGTTTTATCATTATCAAAAATCTCATGTAATTCTTGAATATTAACTTTCATAAGATTTCCATTTACTATCACATTTACTATGCTTTCTCCAGATAGACAACACAAATTTGATTGCCTGATTGGTTGATTCCACGCACACTTATTCGCGTGGTCCATATTCATAATATAGATTCTACCAGTTTCTAGCCTCTCTCTAGCGATAGCAAATAATAGCTCTCTCGCCTTAATAGTCTTTTTGATCTTGAGATGTTTCGAGGCTGCTGCCTCGTATTTGTCTGTGAACTCCGAAGTCCCCCAATACTTATATAATCCTGACTCATGAGGGCAATACAGTGTAACATCCTCATCATTTTTCACTTTACTGTAGAAGACTTCGTCGAGTTGAATTGCGTAGTCCAGCTTCTTGACTCGGTTATCATCAGTCCCCCGATTATTTTTTAGGACTAAGACATCCTCAATCTCATAGTGCCACCACGGAACATATATTGTTGCCCCGCCTCCTCGAAGCCCGTTTTGAGAAGTTGACTTGACTGAGCTTTCAATCAGGCGTAAGAATGGTATAATACCAGTAGAAATGACTTCGCTATCTCTGATAGGAGACCCTACGGCCCTAATTCTACCCATGTTAACGCCGATTCCGCTGCGTCTAGCGGTGTACTTACCTGCCACGAGCGAACTCGTGAAAATAGAGTCTAGGCTGTCACCACAATCAATCAATACACATGAACTATAATATTTCATGCGAGATCGTACACCAGCTAGGATAGGTGTAGGCAGATTGATTTTAAACCTAGAGATTGCAGTATACGCTTCTTTAATCAGGGTCATCCTATTTGGATGTCCCGCATATAGTACCATTGGGATAAGCACAAAAGCGAACTGCGGAGTCTCAAACTGCTTACCAGTGACCCTATCGCAGATCAAATATTTCTTAACCATTTGTTCGATACCGGCATGTGTGAACCGATAGTCTCTATCATGATTAACGAATTTATCGATCTTATGAATCTCGGATTCGCTATAAGATTCTAGAATCACATCATCGTATAACTTCTTGTTTTTACGGATATGGTCGTAAAGACGGGGCGGTTCGCTTGAGCCCCACACCTCTTTGCGGATCGCATAGATCCTTAAGCGTGCTGCAACGAACTGGTAGTTCGGAGATTCTTCGCTGATCAGATTGTACGCGGATTGGATCATTACCTCATGGATCTCGCTTGTCGAGATCTTATTATGAATGCTTAGCTTTGCATTCATTGCAACATCACTCGGGCTCACGTCTGTGAGCCCGTCACATGCCCACTCTAGTACCTTATTAACCTTTTCTGCCTGAAATTCTTCTGTTTCCCCATTGCGTTTACGTACTAACAGATCCATTATACAGTCCAAGTAAAAGGTTAAAGCTATAGTGTCAAATGTAATGCGACATCTATTACTACGCCTTTTTCTTGTTCTGGCATACCTTTTCTTCAACAGATAAATTGGTGGCTTTAGCCACCATATTAGCTGTCTTTTTACACATTGCTTTTGAAGAATATGCTTCTGAAATAGCAAGACACTCGCCATTATCAGCCCGCAAACGCCAAAACCAAGCATTGTTACAATTTTGTTCAATTTCGATTGTCATATTATTTCCCAAACACAAAAAAAAATCAGGGACAGGGAAAATTCCTACAGAGCGATTATAGCGAACTACTGACGATTTTGTCAATAGTTTCTACAATTAGTCCGACATCGCAGTCATACCAGCCTGCTGATAGAAGGCTGTTCACCTCTACGACTGCGAACTCCCCTCCGTGAAGCTCGCAGATGTCTAGCGTCCACATTGGGGCTGAGTCGTAACTGCGAACTCTCGGATCATTTAATACGGTGCGGACGAAGTCCGTAGGATCGGCGGAACTTTTCAGTTCTCCGTAAGGCGAACTGGTGAGGATTTGATGGACTTCATCCCCTAGGGGATTAGTCGTGATCACATATCTCCATTCTGCACCTATTTGTTTGGCTGGAGCTAACAGCAACATTTCTGTGTCGAAGACACGATCTAATTCTGGCAATATACTCTTTACCGTGCCTGTAAGACCGGTAAAATTTTTGTATCCAGAATTTTCCTTAATAAAGAACTTCGTCTCGCCTGCATTAAGTGCATCTAGGAGCATGTTGATCGTTCCACGTTCCACGAATATGTGCGGATTATTGAGGGCGAATCCCTGAAAGTGGGGTAGATAATAATGGCAGTCATAGAATTCCTCGTAAAGCCAACATATGGCCTTGTGAGAGGCTTGGAGCCTTCTGCCCATTGTATGGGTCGCGTAGCAAATGGAGCCCTCTACGGGCTCCCTAGAGAACTCTGGGCCGTTGATGGTGGTCTTCGCCCATGTAATTCGGTCTCCCAGAATGGAGACCAATTTCTCTTCATTTTCTGGGAATATGTCTCGCTCGATTATCCAGCTTCGCACTCTATGCCAAT